GCGGCAAGTCGAGACAGAGCGCGACGTTCACGGTCACGATCTTCGGAAAGGTCGAGCTTGGACCCGACGTGCTGGTCGACATCGAGAAGCAGGTCGCGGACCTTCTCGACCAACAGGATCTTACGGTCGACAATCACGACCGGGGGGTCGTTCGTACTCTATCCCGTGGCACTCCGGAGACCGACGGCGAGGTCTTTCGAGTGGACTCTTCTTTCGAAATCGTTTCCGCCGTGATGAGCTAGACCGAAAGGAAATTCGATGGCTTCCACCCTTGCACATGGATCCGACGGGTCGGTGACCCTTCCCGCCGACTTCGAAGCACAGATCAACACTTGGAGCGCGACCCTCACCCGAGCGACTTCCGTCGTGACCGGATTCGGTGACACCGGCGCACGTCGTCGGGCCTCTTCCGTTCTCGACATGACCGGCAGCGCGGGCGGCATCACGAAGTACGGCGCGAGCACTCATAACCCGACGGGTATCAATACGACCTCTTCATCCGCTCAGATCGTCCTCACCGTGGCGACGGGCTGCACATTTACTCTCGACGCTATCGTAAATTCGACCGCGTTCTCCGTCACTCAGGACGGCGACTCTACCGTGTCGTTCAACTTTGAGATGGACGACGCCAACGGTCCGCTGATCGCGTGGGATGAAGGCTGATGGCGAACCAGCTCCGCAAGCTCGCGGCGGGTGGCTTTGTCGTTCCGGCGACTAGAGACTGGCGGATCCGTTTCACCTTCGAAGATGGATCGACGAAGGTGATCCGGGTCAGTCCAGGCACAGCTCCGGAAGAGCGGGCGATCATTGCTGCGAAGTCCGCTCTCGGCCTGCTCGACGATTCGATCCTCCGCGACATCCAGGCGACCCGCGCCGGGGACGAGTCGCTCGTGATATCTCCAGAACCTCCCCAAGAAAGGAAGAAGACGTGAAGCCCTACACCCGCACTATCGACGGCGAGGCCATCCAGGTCTCCCGTCTCACCCCGTCCCAGATCATCGCCCTCCTGGAGGAGGCCCACGAGGCCCGCAGAGCCGCTCTGGTCGAAGACCTAGAAGCGGCGGGCGTCGACGCCTCCGATCGCCTCGAAGAGCTCCAGCGGCTTCGAGAGGGCTCCCAGAGCGTCATGGCTCTGATGCGGCTCCCGTTCGAGGTGCGGTGGGCGATCCGGATGATCGAGGTCGCCGCCGGAGAGCGTCCGGGGTGGGTGGAGAAGGTCGAGCCGGAGGAGCTCACGCGGTGCGGGCTCTGGCTGCTGGGGCAGGATCTCGACGCCCTCAAGGGTGACGGGGAAGGAAGGGCCGAGGGAAAGGCGTAGACCGCCCTCGAGAGTGGTACGCCGAGTCGGCGATCATCGCGAAATATCTCCCAGGAGTAGGAAACCCGATGCACCTTCCGATCGACGAGTTCGACGCCTACCTCGGCGAGGTGATCCGCATGCTCGAGAGGGAAGCAAAGGCGATGGGCGGCGCAGGTGGCGGTGGTCCGGTCGATCACCGCGCCCACGTCGAGCGAGAGATGAGGAGACTCCATGGCTGATTTCCAGTTCGAGGTCGAAATCTCCGCGAAGATCCAAGAGCTCGAGCGAGCTCTGAACAAGGCGACCACGGCTACCCAGCAGGCAGCCGCGAAGATGTCGGCCGCGATCGAGGCAGAGGTCGACCCAGCCTTCGCCGGTCTGACCGATACGATGGCCGACCTCGGCGAAGTGGTCCGGAAGGAGGAGGCCGAGTTCGAGAACCTGATGAGCAGTCTCGATCGAGTGGATGACGATCTCGACAGGGTTTCGGAGACGGTTTCGAATAATCTCGAGCCGTCGTTCGGGAAGATGCTCCAGACGATCTCGAAGGTCGGCGCGGCTCTGTTCCTCGCGGAGGGTGCGTTCAAGATCGGCACCGCTGCTCTCCGTGGATTGTCGGGCGACGCTGACGCGGCGCGTCAAGCCTTGCAGTCAATACCCGTAGTCGGTCCTCTCATCACGTCGTTCCTCGAGTTCGGTGACGCTCTAATTTCGTTGGCTTCGTCTGCGTCCGAAGCATCGGTCAAGATGCTGGAACTTGAGCTCGCCTCGAAGCGTGCCGAGGCAGCGGCCTCGTCGCTAGCGGGAAGGGTCCAAGCTGAATCGGAGCAGTTGAAACTGCTCGGAGCGGACGACGCTCGGATACAGGAACAGCTCATATCGGATCGAATTCGTCTCCTCGAAATGGCTCATAAGAAGAGGCTCGAGCAGATCCACGATCAACGGGTCGCAGAGAGCGAGCTCATTATGAGCCGCAATCTCTCGATAGATGACGAAGAGCGACTCCTGAGAGAAGTCCGGGACAATCGCATGGCGGCGATAAAAGCGGCAGACGAAGAGCTCCAAATTCGAAAACAGAATCTCCAGATATCCCTCGACATAGCAAAAGCTCAGCGAGAGAGTCGCGTCGAAGCAACCGAGGTTCAAGAGGAGCAGGATGAGAAGGCGAGACGCGAAGCCTTTCGCCAAGAGATGGAAGACATGGCAATCCGGCAAGCCGAACAGATGAGCGGAATCATCAAGGCTGAAGAGTTACGGAAGAAGAAGCAGGCCGAGATCGAAGAGTTCCGGAAGAAGAAGCAGGCCGAGATCGAAGAGTTAAGGAAGAAGAAGCAGGCCGAGATCGACGCGAAGAGGGACGAGCAGATGAAGAGAGAGCAGGCGTTCCTCGAACGTCGGAAGGAGGTCGAGGAAGAGATCGCCGAGGCGAGGGAAAAGGCGGAGCAGGCCGTGATGAGTTCGACCGCATCGTTCTCGACGGCGGGCGGTAGCTTTACGACCGCAGCGACGGCCCAAGTGAACGAGGCGAAGCTACTCCGATCCATCTCGCAGCAGTCTCGGGACTTCCTCCAGCAGATCGTGAACAACACCGCCGCATTCGCAGGCGGAGGAACGGGGCTCGGCTTTGCCTGATCTGATCGAAGCGTTGGAATCGAGAGTAGTGAAGAGCACGGGCGGTCGAGGAACCGCTACGCGGAAGTTCTTCGCGTCCGGGTACGCGAGCACGTCGGCGATCATCCGGGTGTTCGGAACGGAGCAGTCCGGGATCCTGGTCCCGAATAAGGGGCAAGGTCACCCCGAGTACAAGGGACTCGTCGCGAAGGACTTCTCCCTCACGCCGGTCGACGGCCACTCGGATCTCTACGAGCTCGAGTGGACCTACGAGCAGGTCACGACGAGCTACTTCAACGGTCCGACCGAGCTACTGAACCCGCAGCTACCGGCGGAGGTCGGATACGTCGAGCTCTCGTCCGAGATCCGGACGGAGTTTAGTCTCGCATTCCGAAAGGATCCGGACCTTCCCAACAGGGGCGATCCGGGTGAACCCGACGCTAATACCCCGGACGATCCCGAGGCCGACATCGGAGGAGACCCAATCGACTCTGGCGGGAACCCCACGAGCATCGTCCGTCGATTCCAAGAGCTCGTCCTGACCGAGACCGTCACGACTCCGAACTTCGGGCAGTACGGAACGTTTCGATTCAAGCGGAACAGCGCCATATTCCTCGGCGCGGCGATCGGTCGAGTGCTCTACCGAGGAGCGTCGGTTCGTCGAACCGGGCTGAACGTCTACCAGGTTTCGCACTCATTCGTCGACGATGAGTTTTTCCATCTCCAGCAGACGCCCCTCTCGGATCAGAACGGCCGACCGATCCTCGAGAACGGGAGGGCGAAGCGCGTCTACTTCGTGCAACCTTTCGAAGATAAGGCCGACTTCAACGCAATAAGCGGGAACTTCTAATGGCTGATGAGATCACCTACAACGCTTCGCTCTCCATAAACGCGACGAACTTCGTCGAGTCGTTCTCTCCCGGGAACCTTACGATCGACCTCGCCTCGACCGCTGGCTCGGGCGGATCGCAGACGATCGGAACGTCTCCGCACGAGCAGGTCTCGAAGGGTGACACCGCTGCCGGTGGTGTCGCATTCTTCCGGAACCTGGACCAGACCAACTTCGTCGAGATCGGTCTTGAGGTGTCCTCAGCGTTTCAGCCGATGGTGAAACTACTCCCCGGCGAGTATGCTCTCATGCGACTCTCGACGGCGGACATATTCGCAAAGGCGAACACGGCGTCGATAAATCTTCAGTATCGGATGTTTTCACCATGACGGACCTACCTCGATTCACCGAAGGGAACATCGGCAGGCTTGATTTCACTCATCTAAACGAGATGATGCGCCGACTGGATCTGCTCAGGCCATTGGTCGAAAATGCGAGCCTTCTCTCTGGAGCTAAATCCGAAGACATACAGGAGCCGTTCCTCGTATACGCGGAGAGCAACGCCGAAGCAGGATTCCCCGGCCGGTTCAAGTGGTCGGAAATTTGGCAAGACGAACTTGTCGGGCTCATGCCAAGGCCGAAAGAATTTCTCCCGAACGATGAATACGAGTCGTCGACTCCCAGGACCGGGAGGACTGGTGGGATCGTCGACGTCGATGAGGGGACAATCACTGGCGACTACGGAGTTCTGCTCGTCGATTGGAACGAAGACACGGGAGAGAATCCAGGGGGCGAGCCAGACGGGTTTCCGGCGTACTGCATTTGCTATCCGATCCGAAACTACAGCGGAGAATTTGCGGCGGCCGGTCCAAACGTCGTCCCACCGTTGGACACTACGTACCGGCTGGTCCCCGTCCAGACCACGTTCACCGAGGACACGAACGAAGACAACTCGGATATCGTCCGCGCTGGAATTCCGGTGATGTTCCGAATCACCGGCGTCGAAGGTGTGACAACTCTTCCCGCCTTCGATGGCACCATCGACGCGATGGAGTATTCCGGGCAGGCTTTGAACTGGGAACCATTCAATAATCGTTTCGGACCAGCCAGTGGATCACGTCTTTTCGACATGAGCTACGGGAACCAAGTCATGTTTTTGAACTGGCCATCCGCTGATCTCGACAACTCGCCAACGTATAAAGAACTCGCGCCGGGTACGATCGTGCAAGCGTGGAGGTCGTATCGAAACAACGACCTCTGCCCTTTCTGGACCGGGTGCGAATACTGTTTCATGGCTCCGCCACAAGCTCCGGTGGACTTCGTATGCCCATAGTTTACCGATACAACAACGGACAACTCCCAGCGGCGGCAAATGAGGTATTCCGCGCTCCAAGCGTCCCAATGGCCGTGACGTCGACATGGTTATGCAACACAGACAGCACGCTAAGAACGGTGACGATCTACCACATCCCATCAGATGAAAGCGTTTCCGACGAGCATCTTCTTCTAGACACGCTAGAACTTCGACCTAAAACTACCATCATCATCGAGACGCCGTTCTTCCTCGAGCAAGGCGACGCCGTGGTCGCGTTCGCGGATGTTGCTGGCAAGGTTTCCGCGTCGTTCTACGCGATCCCTTTCGCTGATTGGATCCGAAGTCGATGAGTGGCTCCGCCCTGATGATGCAGTGCTGCTGTTCTCGCGAGTTCGAGGTATGCTACTGTCAAGAAATCGCGCCGGATACTATGACGATCACGATGTTCACCGGCCGTAGCCTCGGCCGTTTCGATACAGAGTCTCCTTTTTGCGGATGGAATAGTCCCGCCTCGAAAGAAGACACAGAGGTGATTTCCGCGAGTCTGCAAGCGTCGATTCCGGTGGTATGCACCGCAGGCACGGAATACAAGTATCAAGCAGGAGACCCGCTGACGGTTGCCGGAACCTTCAACAGATCGGAGGTAATCGTGAACGATGACGGTGGCCATCTCCCTTGTTGTTCTCCGCCCTATAGTTGCGAGACAGTAAACACTACGGAAACAAATGTATTCACGGATACCGCGAGCGGCGGCGGAACCTATCCGGGTGTAGGTGATTATGGGGATGTTCGAATAAACCGCGTCAACGCTACCACTAAGGTTCGACGTGGTAGCATCGCGACCATACCCGTGGAAGTGAGAGAGTATTATGGCGGCGAAGGATTCGAACTCAATCCGGAGCACTACTACAGAACGACGTCAGCCAGTGTATCTCTTGAGGTAAGGGGGACATCCGTCGATCAAATAGAAACGGTCTACCCCTGCAATCCTGAACAAGGTGGCACAACAACCACAACCACCGAGCCGATGTTCAACGTAAGTTTCGGACAGACAGTAGTCCTGCATTCAGACCTCGGCCCAAGCTGCGATGTTCGTGACCCAGGTATCGCCATGTCCCCGGCGACTTCCTCGATCTCGCCTCTCTATGGTGGTTTTACGCCTATCACTGTTTCCACCTATGAGGAAGGCCCGTCCAGCATTTGCGGGGGGGGGACGTACTGCTCGTGCCAATCGAACTCGGAAGGGATGGTGCGCCCCGGCTATACACAAGACCGAGCCTCGTATTTCTATTGGGGGATCAGCTTGTGATGAAGGAATCAAGCGGTCGATGTATATACCTCACCTTCGAGGGTTGTAGGATTGGCATGGTCGACGGTTTACCTTCGGATGCCCAATGCGCCGAATGTATGGGGTACACCGGACCAGATCGTGGCCTCGGCGACAAGATCGCGAAGTTTGTCAAGGTGACTCGGATCGACAAGGTTGTCGAAAGGGTGACTCGAGGCGACTGCGGCTGCGGTAAACGACGGAAGAAATTCAACGACGCATTCCCCCGAAAGGACTAGCCGATGGCGACGTACTACACGCTCTTGTTCACACGTCTCGGGAGACTCTTCTCTCATGGTTCAAACGTGCGGACGTACCAGTCGACTCTTGACACTCAATATGCCGATACCGTCGGTGAATTTTCCGGCGCTGACATCGAGTTCGTGGAGCGACTCTCGAGATCACTCGACATGAGGAAAGACGAGGTGACTTCGACGCTGACCGATATACAGCACGTCGCGAGAAAGACGATGATCGAAACCACCGACGGGAACTTTACACTTCGAGAAAAGAACGAAAGAGGAGCTCTGGTCGAACTGGTGAAACAGATGATCGCCGACTCCAAGACCGTCGACGGGAATACAGGATCAATCGGCGCGACATCGGCCGGAGCAAGCAACACGGGGAACGGTACGATGGTTGCGTCGATCTTGGCTCCGATCGTCGACCGATATGGTCACCGTCCGGGAAATCTATTCCTGCAAAATTTCTTTTCAGAGACGATCCGGTCCCGATGTATCGCGGACTCTACTCAGAACATCATCGACCAAGGCGTGGAGCGGTTCACGGTTGAAGGTCAAAGGTCCGTAGGAAAATTTCACCAGGATTGGCCGTCGGGATCTGGGCTTCGGACTGATCTAAACGCGGTCACCCCGAAGACCGATGGCGGTCGAACCGTTTCGAAAAATATATGCACCAACTCCGACTTCGAGAACTTCACGTCCAACGCCCCCAACAACTGGACGATCGAAACAGGGACGGCGGGAACACATATTTTTGCGGCCGGTTCTGGATACTCCGGTTCTAACGCTTTGAAATTTGTCGGGGATGGTTCGACTACGCCTCGAATATATCAGCGTCTCCGGGTTACGAGCGAGACTCTGGGCCAGATGAACCCAGACAAGCCGTACACGATCGCCTTCGCCGCCAAGTACGCAACGGCTGCGCCAACGGTGAGCATCAGGGTGTCGATCGAAAACGGGAGCGGAACTCGTCTTTTCGACGGAGATGTGAGTCGCGAAATGAGTCTTACGAAGACAAGCGCACAACTCACGACCAGCTACCAGCTATTCACGACTAGCTGTTTCTCGCCTACCGAAATCCCGAAAGGCTCGAGGATCGTCATCGAATTCACCGGCAACATTGCCAACACATCGGAAGTTTTCATCGACCACCTGACCGTGGCGCAGATGACGAGATCGGGCGCAGGGCTCCCCGCGTTCCAAATGATCGCAGGCTCCACGGACTTTCGATATGGAGACGAGTTCTCGATTGCAGTCACGAATAACAACGAGGGCGGATTCCAGCAGGAGTTCCATCGGTTTTTCGATATGAACAACTTCGGACTCGCACTTCCGGCCAACACGGCCGGAGGCGAGAACATCGCGGATTCATTGATCTCGTGACCGATCCCGCCGACTATATATCTCCGGTTCGAGAACACTACCTCAGTGAAGAGCGTCGCACCATGGGTGTCGGTCGGAAAGACTCGGATATCGGATTAGACGAGTTCGCGGAGGTCTTTATGAAAATGGCGAACGATATCACGAAGGTATTCGACAACAAAAACGTACCGACCGAAGTCATGGAGAGTCATTTCTCACTTATTGCGGCAGTGGTGGCCGAGCTCCGGGGAAAAAATAGATTTCTGGATGTGCAGAAGAGCGTCGTGGATAGACGACCGGGAAGTGATCTTTCCGATCCTGCACAGATTCCGGATTCAGTTAGTTCGGACGACGGCGACCTGGATCAGCCTAGCATTATGTCCGGATACTAGACCGCTTCCACCTCTGAACAGGTGCGGATGAGAAGACCTCGGTGCCGTCTTCGTGGAGGAACGTCTCGACGCCGGACTCGATCCGAGTCGTCGTGCGGAACAGGATCGTCTCTTCGCCGACGCGGTACGCGATCTTCCGGGCTCTCCTGCGGTTCTTATTGGCGTGGACGATCACGAACTTCTCCCGGTGGATTCGATCTCGAAGTCCGATGTACGCTTCGTTTTTCTCGAATCGTGCGCGGGGCTGAATCGACCAGGGAAGGGAGCCCGCTCGGCGGGACTCCCCTCCCCGAATGAAAGGTTCGCTAGAGTTTGACATTGATT